GGGTCCGGGGGCGAAGCTGGGGCAGATCTCGGGCAAACTCAACGAGATGCGCTACCAGATGGCGACGACGGCGTTTTTCACCGCGCCGCTTGCGTTCCCGTTCAAGGCTTTCGCCGACTATGAGATGGCGCTGATCCGCCTGGGTCAGATTGCGCAGGATCCGAAAGACGAGTTTCAGGAGCGGTTGCAGGATCGCTCTGAGTTCATCCGCCGGATCGCGCGCGAGACTGGCCAATACGCCAACGACCTCACTGCGGTTTACACCAGCATGGTCGCATCCGGCGTCCCCGAGCCAGAGGCGCGGGTGCTGATGCCCGGCCTTGGTCGGATGATGACAGCCACGGGCACCAACGCGGAAGACACCGGCAAGCTCGCGTTCGGTCTCAACAAGGCGTTCGGCATCAAATCCTACGAAGACCAGATGGAGACCATGGCCGCGTTTATCGTGGCCGGCAAAAAGGGCGCGTTCGAGTTGCGCGACGCTGCGCAATACGTGCCAGTGCTCGGCTCCAACATGGCCATGCTGGGCATGGGCGGAAAAGGCGGCGCAAAAGACCTGGCCGCGTTCCTGCAGGTGACCCGCGAAGGCGCGGGCGATCCGGCGGAAGCTGCGACCAACCTGCGCAACATGTTTCAGAAGCTCACCCAGAAAGAGACGCGCAAAAACTTCAACGATGCGCTCAACATCGACCTGGCGAAGGTTCTGAATGACGCGCAGAAAAATGGCGAGTCGCCGCTTCTCAAGTTCGTCGAATTCATGCGCAAGTATGTGGAGGAGGTCAAGGACGGCAATAAATACTACATGGGCGACCTTGTCGCTGACATGCAGGCATTGTCCGGCGCTAACGCCTTTCTGAATAAGCCAACGGCAGAGTTGCAGAAACTTATCAAGGACGTCCACGGCGCAACCGAGGCTGAGATCACCAAGGACTTCGAGACGGGTCTCAACTCTCTGACATACAGCTACAGGCTCATGATGATCGCGCTGAGCGATCTTAACCGCGTTCTGGTGGGGCCGCTGTCAGGCGCTGCCCGCGACGTGCTTGCCGATATAGCCTCGATCACTGACTCAGTGCGGGGGTTCGCTGTCGCCAACCCGGAGCTGACGGCGTCCATCCTTAAATGGGGCGCGGCCTTCATTGCCGCATCCCTGGGGCTGCGCGTCCTGATCTTCCTGTTCAACAGCTTCCGGATGGCGGCGCTGGCGCTTTACACGGGGGTACGCGCCATCGTGGCGCTGCTGGACGCTTTCAAGGCGTTTAACGGCGTGGGCGGAGTGCTGAGGGGCGCATTTGCCGCCCTGAGCATGCCCGGCCTGCTGGCTGGCGCTGGTCTCGCGGCGGTCGCGGCTCGCGTCGGCGTCCTGGGCGCCGCCTTCCGGGCGCTGGGCATGGGAATAACGATGGCCCTGGGGCCGTGGGGATTGCTTGCCGGCGCTCTCTTGTTCCTCGTGCCCGAAGGATGGTGGACCAAAGCGGGTGATCTTCTGACGCAAGGCTGGACCACGCTCAAGGGCATCGTGCAGTCAGGCGTCGACGCGATCAAGGGCGCGCTTTCCTCCGTTGGCGGCGCACTGGACGGGATTTTCAACAACGCGTCCATCACTTCGCCAGGGGCGGGCATTGCGCCCCGGCCGCAAGCCCCTTCCATCTCGAGCACCATGGAGGGCTTCATGCCGCAGTCGACTGAGAAAAACGTGACTGTGCAGGCACCGGTGAGCCAGACGATCACCATAAACGCAACGTTGACCGACACGACGCCCGGAGCGATCGGGGCTGCAGTGCAGGGCGGCGGGCAGTCGGTCGGCGCGGAGATCAGGAAAAGCATGGGCGACGGCGGCGATTAACCGCTAAGCCGTCAGCGATTAATCTTAGCGAGGGGGCGACATGACGACCATTCTGGCGGCTCTCGGCGAGGCGCGCTTCGAGGTCTCGAACATCAACTACCGGGAGCTCGAGCGCGTCTTCAATTATCGCTGGCAACCGCAGGAACGTCTGGGCCGACGCACGGCGCAGCAGTTCATGGGGCCAGGCGAGGAAACCATTTCCCTGCGCGGGACGATCTACCCCAAGATGCCCCAGTTTCAGGGCAGCATGGGGAAGCTGGAGAACATGCGCTCGAAAGCGGCAACCGGCGCCGCTTTCAACTTCGCCGCGGTGTTCGGCGGCAAGGGGCGCAGTTTCGGGCGCTTCTGCGTTCGCGCGATCCGGGATCAGCAGAGCTATTTCGATCCTGACGGCACGCCGCGCAAGGTGGATTTCGACATCGAGCTGGTGGCTTACGGCGGCGACGCCGGCGGCGGCTTCAGCCTGTTCTAGGAGGCCTTATGACGACCGTCATCGCAAAAGACGACGATATGCTCGATTGGCTCGTTTTCAAATACTACGGCGCCGAGGCCAATATCGAGGAGGTGCTTGAGGCGAACTATCGCTTTGAGAGCAACCCGCTGCTGCTTGTCGCCGGCACGCTCGTCGACATGCCAGACCTTCCGCCGAAGCCTGCGGTCACGATCATCAACCTGTGGGATTAAGCTATGTCTAACATCGTCCCTCTGCATTACGACATTGACATTCCGGGCAAAAACGCGGAGCCGAACAAGGCTCTGGTGGCGATACTTGAGGATATGCTCGAGAGGGCGCGGGCGGGAGTGCTGCTCACATTCGTCGGCACTGGCTTCACGCGCGAGGGTGGCCGCGTGGCCGTGTTCGACGCCGATGATAACGATGTCTATAAGACTGCCGGCGCTTTAGCCTGGCTCGAGCGCGAGTACATGCAGAGCGTCGAGCTTCGTCTCGCATCGAATACTCAAGAGGAGCACCCGTGACCCCTGCTTTCTCCGTATCGGTGGACGGCGTCGATATCACCGGCAAGGTCAACGATCGGCTGATTTCGCTCACCGTCACCGATAATGAGGGCACCAAGTCCGACAGCTGCGAAATCCGGCTGGACGACCGCGACGGCGCGATCTCCATCCCGCGCAAGGGCGCGAAGATGACCATCCAAATGGGCTACAAACAAACCGGTCTGCAGCTCATGGGGCAGTATACCGTCGACGAAGTGGAGGTCTCCGGCTTTCCTCGCGAGATGCGCATCTCCGGCGCCGCAGCCGACCTGCGCGACAAGATGAAAGAGCATCGCAACAAGGGCTACGAGGGTAAAACGCTCAACGACATTGTCGGCGAAGTGGCTGGCCGGCATGGCCTTTCGGCGGCGGTCGGCCCGTCCATAGGAAGCTTCAAATACGATCACGTCGCTCAGTCCGAGGAAAGCGATCTTCATTTCATGACCCGTCTCGCCAAAAAGCATGACGCGGTCGCGAAAGTCGCGAACGGCAAGCTCGTGTTCGTTAAGCGCGGCGAGGGGCTGGCGGCGTCCGGCGCCGCGCTGGGCGCGATTACGATCCAGGGGCACGAAGTCCTGGACTATACGGGCACGTTTCAAGACCGGCCGGCCTTTCAGAAAGCGAAAGCGTCCTGGTGGGATCGCAAGCAGGCGAAGCGCGTCACCGAGGAAAGCGACTAACTCAAGGGGGGGGCATGACTGAAGAAACCGGATCCTCGGCGTCGCATATGCAGCGCCATCAGCATCACACCAAAGAGGAGGCGAAAGCGGCAGCCAACGCCAAAAAGGGCGAACTGGATCGCAGCACGCGCACTCTGTCCATGACGATTATGGGCAAGACGGCGATTGCCGCCGAAAAAATGATCGTCGTGAAGGGCGTTCGCTCGCGCATTGACGACACATGGCGCGTCAAGACTGCCACCCATACGATCAATAATTCGGGCTACAGGACGCAGATTGAGGCCGAAAAGCCCGGCGCGAAGTCTGGCGCGAACTGACATCCTCCCCGCCCTGAAGGACGGGGCTTCCCGGAGAAGATCGGTGAAGTCTGGTGCGAAGTCTGGCGGCTCATCCGGTTCCGGAGCCAACTCGTGAAAAAAGGCCGCCCGAAGGCGGCCTGTCAAGTCTGGGAGAAAAGTCCGTTACTCGCCGCTGTCACCGCCGCCAGAACTGTTTCGATCCACGCCCCCGCATGGGGAGCGACTCGCGCCGACTGAATCCTTCGGGCATTAGCCATCACTTGAATGTTTCAATCCACGCCCCCGCATGGGGAGCGACTCGCTGACATGCAGGCATTGTCCGGCGCTAACGCCGTTTCAATCCACGCCCCCGCATGGGGAGCGACTCTGCCTTTGGTTTGAGTGAACGTCCCAGCCCTATTGGGCATGTGTTAAATGTAGCTTTACATGCGGCTCTCGTCAAGAGAAATTTTCTCTGTTTTTGAGGATATTATGATCATCGAAGCCCAACTGAAAAAACTTGCTCCCAACGCGCTGCCCGCCTATGTCGACGTCCTCTGCTCGCCTTACGGCCAGGAGGAACTGGCAAAATGGGGCTTCGGAGAAAATCAACACCGGCTGAACGCCGCGCTCGCGACCTTCCTGCATGAGGCGCAGGGTCTGACCATCCTGCGCGAGAGCATGACCTACACGACGGCGTCGCGGATCGCCGCCGTGTGGCCTGCCCGCTTCACCATTGCGACGGCCAGGTCTTTCGTCCGCCTGCCGCGCAAGCTGGCGAACGTCGTTTATGGCGGCCGCATGGGCAACCAGCGGGACGGAACGAACGACGACGACGGCTATGACTTCCGAGGCTCATGCTGGGTCCAGACGACCGGCTATGACAGCCTGCTCAACGCCGAGAAGGCAACAGGCATTCCGTACACGTCCAACCCGCAGTTTCTGGACGATCCGTTGAAGATGCTGCCCGCTGCGCTCTGGGAGCTCGCGAAGTGGCACAAATATGCCGACATGGGCGAGCGCGGCTTCCGCGCGCTGTCCAACGGGATCAACCGGGGCAATCCGCATTCGGAGCTTGATCCTATCGGGTGGGGCGACCGCCTTCTCCATTACCGCAAGGCTTTGGACGTCATGGGTCGCGCACCGGCCATTGTCGAGGATGATATTCTCGAGGTGGGCGACCACGGCGAACTCGTCAAAGCCTACCAGCAACGCCTGATCGATCTCGGTTATACGGACAGCCGTCCTGATCGTGCGTATGGATCTCGCACGCGGGCCGCTGTCCTGGCGTTCCAGGCGGAGAATGGTCTCGTCGTCGACGGTAAGATCGGGCCTCAGACGCGCGCGGCCCTGAACTCGCCCGACGCCAAGCCGAAACCTCTGGGCAACCGCTTGTACGAGGGCAAGGGGGAGTTGCTGGCTCTTGGTTCCACGACGGTGCGGATCACCGAAACCGGGAAGCAGGCGGCGGTGGGCGCCATCGGATTTTCCGGCGCCTACGGCCTTCTCGATGCGACCAGCACGCTGCCCTACATCGCCGGGATGTTGTCCGAGGTCTCCGTGATCCGCACGCTGGCGGGCCAGATCGGGGAAACATGGTCGGCGGTCGCGGGCCGTTGGTATCTCGTCGCGATCATCGCATTCTATCTGCTCTGGCGCGAATGCCAAAAAGTCCAGTGGCACCGCATCTTCAAGCATCAGGTCGGTCTCGACACTTCGAGGTAACACATGACGCAGTTCATCGCCATCGCCATCGCCATCGCGGCGCTGGTCTATTTCGTGCGTGAGGACGCCGTGCGCGACATCAGGGCCGAACTCAAGACCGCCACCGGGAAATTGGTTGCGGCGGAGGAGGCAAATAAAGCCCGGATTGAAGCCGCGGGGGAGGCGGAAAGGGTAGATGACGAAACATATGTCACCGGCCTTGAACACCGCCTTGAGGAGGCTCAACAAAAAATCTCGCAGCTCAGCCCAGAGGACACATGCTCAATCTCAGCCGAGACTATCGGCGCCATCAATTCATCGCGCTGACGCTGGCCTTGGTTCTGGCGGGATGCGCCCAGCCATCGACTGTCGCCATCAAGACACCAATCGCGGCGCCCCCGTCAGACGCCATGCGCCAGCCCCTGCCTGCCCCGATCTTACCGGGCGGGCCGATGCGTGGATCGGAGTTTGCAAGTCGCTATGTGGGACTGCAAATCCAATACATCCGCGAAACCCGGCGTTTTTCACGTCTCCAGGCTTACGTGCGCCGTGTACGGGGCAACTGACATCCTTCCCGCCCCTGAAGGATGGGGCCTCCTGAAGAAAAACGAGTGAGGCTCAATTCTGCAATTAACTTTTTGAGGGTCTTCATGAAACGGCCACCAATGCGCGTCTCCCGCACGCAAGGCGAAGACCGCCTCCAAGAGTATCACTATCACGCGCAACCCGGGATGTCTATTCCAGCCTGGGCTGTTGCAGTTCTGGTATCGCTTGGAGTCACCGCCGGGGGCTTTCTGATCTCCTGGGGGACGCTCTCGAACCGCATCGACGTCCTCGAGGCCGCCGGTTTCGAAATCAAAGTTGAGTTGAAAGCCAAAACGGCAGAGCGCTCCACACAGATGGAAGCCGTAGGGCGCCGCATCGAGGCGCTTCAGAAAGACTCTGAACGGGTTATCAGGCTGGAAGAAAAACTCGCCGCCATTCAGGAGACGCTGGTGCGCATCGACGCGGCGCTCAGTGGGCCCAGGCTGTCTGCAAACCCACGGCGCCCACTTTCAAACGGAATACAACGTTAAAAAAAAGGCGGTCCCCTCAGACCGCCTTTGCCGCATCGTCGTCAGAGCCAGAAAGGGCGCTCTGGCAAACTCAGTTGACGTCCCCCCCCCCATTCCCGGGTTTGGCATGAATGCCGGGGATTCCTACGGCGCTAAACAAGAGCAAACTCCTGCATAGTCGCTTCGGTGGGTTCCTGCTTCATCGGAGTGCCTGACCGCGCCGCTCCTCCACAGGCCAACACGGCATGCCCTGCCGCTTTGCTATTCATTGTGGCTACGCAGAAAACGCCGGTCTCGTCGGCGCAATCAGTTAATTTTGTAAACGAGACCAACCGTTGCCGAAACCGCATCGTCTTCAAGATCGGTTGTCGTGCCTAATGCAGAAACACTTTCCTCACGCAGGCTGTACCGGCCCTCGATTTTCGTAGAAAACCCGCCGCCGAGCGCAAGCTCGATGCCTGCGCCGCCGAACCAACCGTCAAGGTTCAGAGCTTCGCCGCCCACATCGCCAAAATCACGCCACTGATAGCCGGCGAACACATACGGCAACGCATTGCCGATCGCGATGCCCGCGCGGGCGCCAACCTCATAAAACACGTCGACTTCCGCATCGACCGAGTTGTATTCGAGTTCGGTCGTTCCGACCGCGCCGAATGCGCCCAGCACCAGAGGGCGACCTCCTGGCTGCACGTCGTAACCAGCCCGGAGGGCTGCTAACGCGCCGCCACCGCCGAGCGAAAAAGGCGTACCATCAACGCTTAACTCGCTGGTCTCATAACCAACGTCAGCGCCGACATAAAACCCAGCCCAAGATTTGCGACCGACATAGTTGTCGCGGCTGTTTTTGGTGCTGAGATCGGCCGCGCCAGCAACGCTGGAGACCAACAGTGCGCCCGTGAGGGCCGTCGTTCCGAGTAAATTCATAAGCTTTCTCCTTAAAAAAGTGCTGTCTTTCCAGCAGTCAGCCCGTAAGGGCCTTGTGACGCTAAGCCTTGCGACTCGCGGCGACTGAATCCTTCGGGCCTTTACTCCTCTTGTTCGCTCCGTACAATCTGATTTAACAGAGACAACCGAGATTTGACACAGCCGCTCAGCATCTGCAACGGTGAATGCCGTGAGACTGTGATATTCACAGAAATGCAGTTGCCTAAAGGGCACAGTTGGACATGGGAGCGTCCGCAACCGGCCCGCGTATGCGGTGGGCGCGCTTCTTACCATCTTGCGCCGTAAAGCCTCGGCCTTCAGGCCGGGGATATAAGGCGCTCTTCTTGACATTTAGATACGTGCATCCTATATATAAGCGATGCTCAACGCCACCAAAATCCGGCTGTACCCGACGACAGCCCAGCGCGATACGCTGTCTCGGCAATTCGGCTGCGCCCGCTGGATTTTTAACTGGGGCCTTGATCTGTCTCGCCAGACCTACCTTGAAACCGGCAAGGGGTTGACCTATCACGCACTGACGACCCGGCTTCCGAAACTCAAACAGGAACATGTTTGGTTGCGCGATGCCGATAGCCAAGCGCTGCAACAGGCTTTGCAGAACCTTGCCGCAGCTTACGAGGCG